TGCTTCTTTTCAGTCATTTCCACTTCAGTTGTTCCCCCTACCCGAATGACCGCCACCCCGGAGGCTAGGCGCACAATTCTTTCCTGGATACGGGCGCATTCCTTCAAGGATTCTGTATCCTTAATTAAGTTTTTAAGCGTTTCTATGCGCTGTTCTATTATCTCAAAGTCACACTTACCACCAACTACGGTAGTAGTATATTTATTACTCTCAATAAGTTTTGCACTACCTAAATCAACCATTTTTACATCACGAAGATTCCTGCCTCCTTCCCGTGTAATAAAAGTTGCGCCGGTAGAGACAGCGAGATCAGAAAGTATATTCCTGCGCTCCTCCCCATATTGAGGCGCTTTAATGGCTGCTACTTTAAGAGTTCCACGCATTGCATTCATAATCATAGCAGCAAGAGCCTGGCCGTCAATATCTTCAGCCACCACAATCAAGGGGCGGCTCTCCCTGGATATCATTTCTAATAAAGGTAAAATTTGTTCTACTGCCGAAATCTTATGGTCTGTTACCAGAAGTAGCGGATCATTGTAGTGCATAGCAGCACGACGCTCGTCAGTGATAAAAGCATTAGCGCAGTAACCAGCGTTGAATCGAAAGCCCTCCGTGACATCTAGTGAAGTCTCCAGAGATCGTGACTCTTCAATAGTAATGGATCCATCTTGACCCACGCGATCAACAGCAAGAGCGATAAGTTTTCCGATTGATTCATCATTATTCGCAGAGATGGTTGCAATATGAGTGATTTCATCCGTACTTCTAACGGGCCGAGCCAGTTCTTTAAGCTTCTTTGTAATTTCTTTAGTTGCAAGTTCTATTCCTTTCTGTAAATCATAGGGCGAGACTCCCGACGTAACATATTTCTGCGCTTCTCTTAGGATTGCTCTCGCCAACACAGTGGAGGTTGTGGTGCCGTCTCCAGCACTATTATTGGTTTCGATTGCCGCCTGTTTGATAATCTGAACACCAGCATTTTCAAATGGGTCTTCTAACGCAACAAAATGTGCTACAGTTACGCCGTCCTTTGTAATAAATGGGGTCTTTCCTTTTTCTTGTAAAAGTACGTTGCGCCCCTTGGGGCCTAGCGTGGAAGCTACGTTATCAGCGAGAATGTTTACTCCCTTCATAATTTTCTGTTGTAGAGTTTGTGTGTTGTCGTAATCTCTAGTCAATAATCACCTCTATTAATATTATAATCTGTTTTTGGTTGTATGTCAAGTCTTTATTTTATGCTTCGCGGGGATCCGCCTTCAAAGTTTTAACTATTTCTTCGCCTTGTTTTTGAGCCGTAGAATTAGCTGCGGTAGCCTCACTGCGTTCTTCAGTGCTATAGTATTTGCCAATATTTTCTGTAAATTCCTTTGTAAGTGTCAGTAAGGAGACTAAATCTTTACCCAGTTTATCAGTATATATCTTTGCTATCTTTTTAATATTCTCTGACGACAAGTTTATTTCGCCATAATGCTCGGTGAGGAGAAGTCCCGTCATTGCGGTCATTTGTGTTCTACTTATTCCCCATTGACTTCCACCTTCACTTTTTCCCGCTTCCAATAGAAGCAACTCTTCTTTCATCATTCTTTTTTCATCTTCGTGAAAACACCCAAAGTAGCCCATAGATTCTGCTACGGGTTCTTGTGTGGCGCGGGCATCGATGTCTTGAATCCCCTGTGCATACCCCTCTTCATATCTCTTTCTTAGCACCCTCAAGGTCTTCGGATCAACATCAGGCTCAGACTCAGGGGCAAACGCAGATTCATCTGGAGCTTCCCCACTGAGTGCGGCTTGTCTTCCGACATTATAAGCTTCTACTTCACTGCCCTGATGTAGTACACGAGCATAGGACTTTTTCTTTTGTGCGCCAGTGTCACGTTTGCTTCCTGCCTCCTCATCAAATTCACCCGTCTCATCAACATTCTTATAAAACATGCCTTTGTTTTCAGTATAGCCTGGAACTCGCTGTAATACCGCGAACATATCTTTTCTCCACTTGCTATACGTTACCCCCCACGCAGCTAACTTGGGATCCTGTGGGTATGCTTTTATTTGTACCCTAAGATCCTCCGACGCGTCACCTAGAAGATGGTCATTCTTCGCACCCAACATCACATCAACGAAATTCTCGCGATTAATTTCAAAAGCAAAGAGAGCCAACTTAGAAACACTATCACCTTCTGTGTCTTTAAGGGCAATCAAGTATTTAATCGAAGGAACACCTCCTCCTCCTCGGAGGAAAAGATAATCAATGAGATTAGTAAAGCTACCGTGAATAACCGTATCGGGACTCAAAAGTTTTAAACTAACATTTTCACCCGCACCAGTAATAAAATCTTCAATTGGCAGAGTGCCGCCGACGCGACCCGATTCCTGTCTGCCCCCTGTAAGTGCCGCCATAAATGCTTCAAATACAAATCCAGAAGATGCCTCGTTATAATCGTTGAGCGTTGCTTGTAGTGCTTCGATAATCATCATCATGTTCAAGAGCGTGTTCGACTTACCACCTGGAGCCTTCCGTTTAGCAGCTTCGGGATCCAAAAAGGAATTAACGTGTGCGATTCGCGCTCTCATATTGCCACCGCCCGTAACAGAAGCAAAAATTCTCTCAACTTCTTGACGTGACTGACTACCAGGATCGCCCCAAGACTCAGTTGGAATCAACTTTGGCAGATCAATATCAACACTAAAACGACGAGCTTCTTCCTCTTCTATCACCTCTGGTTCAATCGCATCATACAACTGCTCAACCATCTCCATTAACATAGAAAAGTCAATAGGTTTCTTCTTTTCTTTCTTTTTATATTCTTTTCTCAAAATCTCAGATAATTCAGACATTTGTTTTCCTCACATAATTTCGTCAGCAATCCCTAACTTAATTGCTTCCTCTGCTGATAAGTAGATATTAATTTTACGTTTCAGCATTTTTTTAAGTTGGGATTTTGTCATTTTTGTTTCTTCAACCAAAGCATCCACATACATATCCTGCAGAACTTCAACCGCTTCAAGTTCATTTACTAAATCATGTAGATTGCCATGATTGCCGGCACTTACTGAATGTAGCATGATACGACAATTCCTACCTATCTTTCGCTTGCCTTTTGTGCCGGCTGCTAATAATAATACACCAGCAGACATTACCTTTCCTGCTCCAACAGTGTGAATTTCTGTTTCTTTTTGTATCTTTTTCATAATATCATACAATGCGAACATATCATCAGCAGAACCACCATATGTCGATAGATAAAATTCAATTGGTTTCTTTTCTTCTTCTTTTAAACCTTTATTTGTTTCATTCAAATAGAACAGAGCGTGGATTACATCGGCAATCTTTTCTTCATTGATGTCGCAAAATAAACCAATAGTTCGCAAATCCGGTTCCTTTTTCAAAGCAATAGCATTGGCGGGAGCACTAGGATCGATTAAGATAATCTTTTCTTCAGGCTTTTCATCGATTCCTTCGATAATACTTAGAATTTTCTGTTTTATATGCTTAATCATTTTTCATCCTTAATAAATAAACTCTGCACTGCGTGACTATTACTATCTAAAATATTCATCGCAGACTTCCAATCATGAAATTCTAGCAACTCTTTAAAAAATCGTGAGTGAGCATCAATAATATATTTTACTGCTCTTCTTTTATATGAGATAATCTCATCATCAGTTCGAATGATGAATGATTCAATGTTTTGTTCACTAATGCCCGACTCTTTCATTGTGAGCACTTTGAATGTTCTCGCGTATGCAAAATGTTCCATTGACTTTGCTAGAATCGCAAGGCTTAACAGTTGTGCTGTTTTAATTATGTTTATACTAGTACGAGTTGCGTTAAGAAAATAAAACGTCTTACAAGTTACATATCCAAAGATAAATACTAAAATAAATTGGATCCACTCCATTCAAGCTCCTTAAAAAAATTAACCACCAGCATTACCGGTGGTTTATTATAACAACTTATTTAAACTTAGTCAAACTATTTCTTGGCAATTCTGTTAAAAATTCTCTCAGCGAGTTGTTCTGCCATCTTCTCCTTGTGGGATTCTTTCTTTATACGAGCAGCAACCCGGCGGGCAACTTCAGCTACCATCTCTTCTTCACCCATTTCCGGGGAGGGTGCCATAGCTGCCTCTTCTTCATCCGGCATTGGCTCTTCTACTGGCAACTCTTCAACATCACCCATTGGCTCTTCTACCGGTAGTTCTTCAATTTCTTCTTCTCCACCTTCAACATCAAAAGCCACCTCGGGAGGCAATGCATCGCTTAATGCTTTCATTGCAACACCAAGAGCATCTTCTAGTGCTGTAGCTGCTTCGGGAGAAAGTTCAACAGCATCTTCTTCAGCGTCCAAACTCATGTCATCCATAGGCTCTTCTTCCACTTCAACACCAAAATCAGCTTCTTCGGAAGGAGGTTCTTCGTCCATTGGCACGTCGCCTTCGGGTTCTCCAAAGGAAAACTCCTCTTCTTCTTCAGAAATTCCATTCCATTCAGTTAATCTCTCACCACCGATGGGTTGCATGTCTGCAAGTTTCATGAATCTACGGATTTCTGATTCAGATAGTAAAGTCTTTCGAGCCATTATAATTCTCCTTAATAACACAAACTCAAATATAAATAGTAACGTATTTTATTAAACACCCTAAAAAAGCAAACCAGATAATGTTGTTCGTTTTTTTAACTTTTCAAGTGCCTTTGTTTCTATTTGTTTTATCCTCGCAAAAGAGACACCTAAACGTTCAGCTACCTCTCTGAGTGTCATTCTGCCATTTTCATAAGTGGATATTAAGCAGCAATTTTGTTCTTTTTTAAAATCTATCCAAAGACGACATTCACTTTCCTCACAACATATTTCATTCTCCATACAATATCTAGAACACTTCAATAATCCATCTTTATTTCCACTCATAACTGTTCGAACTCCTCTTCAAGTAAATCAAATATATCTTCCACCTCCGTTGAAGACAAAGAGAAGTCCTTAAGTGTTTGTTCTCCTTTTTGTCTTAATTTCTTAGATTTTGCTTTTTTCAATTTCGCCATTGGTTTAACCTCATCAATATAACTTACTATTCTCTCGTCTCCGTCAAGATATCCCGTCACTAAATGACGCAAAAAATCTGACTGCTTTAAGTTATCATGCTTTAATCGAATAAGCAATTGCGCATGTCGGTGATCCGTCTCGCAAAATAATATCTTTTTCGACAGATTACC